TACAAGATGAATTAGATAAAAAAGCTAATAAAAGTGATTTAGAAAATTTAAAAGATAATGAATATACACAAGATAAAAATATTATATTTGATGATATAGAAACTTTAAAGAACAATTATTCAAGCCTTAATAATTCATTTAAGGTATTACAAACAAAATTAGTATGGGAATATGATTTAGCAAAAGCAAGTTTTGGTGTTGGTACATTTTCTCAAGATGTTGATAGATATCTTAGAGTTGACAAAAACAAAGTAATTTTTGTAACAGATAAAAGAGATTATGATATTAAAATAAAACCAGATAGATATAATTTGCTTGCTAAATATTCAGAGTGTGTATTATTAATTAATGATGGTGGAGATTATATAATAGTTCAAGATATTTTACAAGCTGATGGTAAATCGCTTTATCGTGGGCATATTGATAGAATTAGTGATGATTATGGAATTTTAGTAGGAAAAGTAGAGGCACTAACAAGAAAGGATAATTAATGAAATATATAGATAATATAACTGATGATTATTTCAGAGAATATAAAGATAGATATAATCAATATTGGATAAGAAGATGGGGAATGATACCACATTTACCTACAAGCTTGGATAATTCACAAAGTATATATGAATTATTGGCTTGGTTACAAAGAGCGTTCAAAGATTTATTAGATGATTTTATCAATCAGTCTTTAGAATTTGAAGAATTTAAAAACAATTTAACAAACTTGTTAGAGGAATTAATACCCGATTTAATCAGACAATTTGTAAAAAGTGATGAATTTAAAAATATCATTTTAAAAATTATCAGAGATTGGTACGAAGAAGAATTAAAGCCAATCATTGATAAAATGCAATATGAAATTAATAACAATAAAGAAGAAATAGAAAAACTTAAAAATTCACTTGGTAATTTAGTTGAAAGACTTAACACTATTGAACAAGAATTGAAAAACCTTGGAGATAAAATAAATAATTTAGAACAACAAATAAAGAATTTGCAAGGTAGTATTAATGATGGAAAAATTGATGATGATTTATTAAACTTTATCAAAAATCTATACAATGATTTAAAAGATAGAGGGTTAATAAGTGGTAATTATTTAGCTGATGGGTTAGGATTTGCAATAGGTAATATAAACCTATTTGGTCAAGATGAAAATTATTATATTAGAACAAGTTCAAGCGATAAAGAAAATGATTTAATAGGTGGTATTTAATATGGGAGAATGGACAAAGTTTTATAATTTTTATGGTGGATTTGCTAAAACTGGAACAGCACAAGACGTCGCACTAATTGGGGGAGAGGCTAAACCTTACCCCTTTGGTGTTGACTTAGAAAGAGCAAATAAAAGTGGATTTGCTAAAGGTATTAGGTTCAAAAATACTGATAGAGTAGTTACTCTTGAATGTTCATTAGCACCTATTGTGCTAAATTTCCAAACAGCAAAACCAATCTACGATAAAACATATGTCAACTATGGGGGCAAGTACGATTGGTTTTTGGAAATTGCTACAAGTGATGACCCAAACGCAAAATCAGACGATAGCAAATATAAAGTAATACAAAATGAAAAAGTATTAACACACAATTGGTATTTACCATTTTTATATAAAGAAGATGGTCAAGGGGGCTTGACTTGGAGAAATGGTTGTAAAAGTTCTTCATTTTCAAAAACATTTACAGTTGGTGAAAATGTAAAATGGGTACGTTTTATACTATCGGGAGCAAATCCCAAATATCCAAAGTCAATATATTTAAAGATAGAACAAATCATATTACCACCACCACCACCAAAACCAAAAAAATTTAGACCATTTGCAATAAGAAAAAATAATATATTTAAAACTTTAGATACTGAAAGTGGTTTTTTAAAAATTAGAAAATCGGGAGTATATCAAGATATAGAATTGATGAAGTTTACAGATACAAATAATGTAAATACTGGAAGTTGTAGGATTAGAAAAGGGGGTAATTTTGTTGGACAAGGAAAAATCGGAGAATAAATTAAAAGATACAGAGTTACAAATATACGAGGGAACACCATTCACAATAGATAATTTAGACGTAATAAGATTTAATAACGATTTAGAACAAGAATATTATTTTACCCATATATTAAAACCTAAAATAAAAGAAACTACACAAGCATATATAAAAAATACTAATTATTTATTAGTTAGAGGTAATAAAGAAGACAATAAATTTATTACTTATTTACGATTTAAAAATCAAGAGGGATTTTGGTATTATGCGTTTGTAATAGATATAGAATATATTAATTATAATACTACAAAGATTATATTTGAATTAGATTATTGGCAAACTTATCACTTATCCCTTGATTTTGATAATATTAGTGGTATCATAGAACAAGGTCACATTAAAAGAAATAATCAATATTATAACAATGTTGTACCACTCAATCAAGGATTTGACACAGGATATAAAATAAATAAAAAAACAACTTATTTTAATAATAATGTCACTTGGCTTGTTTTTGTTATGAAAAGTGGAACGAAATTAGGTTCAAGAAAATTTGACGGAACATTCAGTGGTACTTATAAACCATATTCTTACTTTTTATATCCAATCACAGAAGAGGGATACGGATATTCTGTTCAAGTTGGAGGAGTAACAATTGAAAATACCAATCTTGAAGATTTGATACACGAATTAACAAACTCTTTTACAGAGGACACAAACACAGTTAATAATTGTGTTAACATTTATACTACAAAATTTTTAGGACTTGGTGAAACTTTAGACAAAGAACCTATCGCTCTATCAAATCACTATTTTGAAATCGTGGGTATTGGTTCTGATAGTGATAGTGAAATAGCTGACGATATTAACCCAACAAATCCAGACGGAAGTTGTCCAAGTTTGCCGTTAGGTTCTGATAGTTCAAAATGGCGAATTTCTGCGACTTATCTTGACCCGAATTATTCAGTTGGAGGACACACAAAACATTGGGGGCTTGACTTATCCACAAAAGGTGTTGAAAATTTGCCAATCTATGCAGTTCGTGACGGCATAGTAATGCGTTCAGAATTTAACCAAGGAGGATTTGGTAATTTACTAGTTATCAAACATACAAATGGTGATAAATATTTATCAGTTTACGGTCACTTGAATAAAAGGTTAGTTAATGTTGGAGATATTGTAAAACAAGGACAAAAAATAGGACTATCTGGAAATACTGGACGAAGTACTGGACCACATTTGCACTTCCAACTTAATACAGTAAATGAACATACGTTCAGTGGAACAAATGCGACAACAGACCCATACCCTTATTTATTTAAGTGTGTACCAAAATCAAGTGGTAATACAGATTGGCAAAAAGTTAACGTATCAAGTGGTTTGACTATGCCAAATGGTAATATTAGTGTCGATAATTTAAAGAAATTAATAGCTTATTGTAATAAGCGTAATATAAAACCATCATTTGCACTTGCTCAACTTTACGAAGAAAGTTTTTGGGGAAATTCTTCCAATCGTTCAAAAGTCGAAAATAATTGGGGCGGCATAACTTATCCCGGTGGAGGTGGAAATCCTCAAAATGCGAACAAACGACACAGAGGAAGTCCACGACCTAGAAATGAGGGAGGCTACTATGTTAAATATGATACAATTGATGTATTCTTTGATGATTATACTTATTTAATTACTCACGTTTATAAAGTGCAAGGAAAAACAACGTTGTTATCATATTGTCAAGCACTTGATGGATATGCTTGGGGCAAGGGATATTGGAAAGGATACTATGATAATATTAACGCAGTATATAAAGCAATTGCAAAAAGAAATCCTCAATTCCCAGACCAAATAGACAAAGCATAATAATTATATTTAAAGAGGTTATAAAGATGAAGATTATACACTATAAAGGAAGTTATCAGTTTAGAGAACAAGAGTTCCATATTGGTAACTTAATAGAAATTGCAAAAAAAGAAGTTATAAAAGACTTAGATTATTTAATAGATGATAAAAATTTTGAACCTCAGTTAATGTCCACAGAATTTGTGGACTTACTGATGAGGGATAACTATGGAAATAGTTATAACTATGATATTAAGTTTTTAAAAAATGAAGATAATTACCTAGTTGTTAGAGGAAGTATTTCTGATAATAACCAAGTTCATTATACATTAAAAAATTATTTTATTGAACAATCAGAAAATACTATAGAACCCGAAGAAGATAAAAGAAAACATTATAAAAGATATAATAAATATTTAAGAGAACATAACGAAATAAAAACTGGATTTATAGATAAGACACCACGAAGTATGCCAATCATAACAGATAGTGTTGCAAGTTTTATGCAAGCTAACAAAAATCAAATTGAGGCACAAAAACAAACTTTTAATGAAAATGCTGATATGATTAACAAACAAAACAACTTGAATACACAAAGAACATTAATGAATAATCAATTTTCATTAGCTAATATTGATTTTCAAAACACACAAAATTTGGTAAATACTGGATTTGGAGTTGCAAATTCACTCTTGGGAATTGGTATGGGAAATATTCTTGGAGGGACTTTGGGACTTGGTGCTAATTTAATGAGTGGAATTTTTGGATATGAAAAAGGACAAATGTTAAAAGAGCAACAGTCACAAGTTAATGATATGAATTTAGCAAGTGTCACTTTATCAAATTACAAATCAAAGTTAAATTATCTACAAGGTTTGAGAGGATATAATGCAAGTTTGGGAGATATGTACAACAGACCGAACACAATTCAACAATTGGGAAATGATATCGCTTTTCAAGGTGGTTATAAATTAGATGGAATATACTTTGATATAAAAATAAGTAATAAAATAGCATTAAATAATGCTTATAATTATTTTAGATTATTTGGTGTCAGACTTAATAAACAAGTATCTAACCTTTGGAGATTTTTACAAAATGGAAGAAGTGAGTACAATTTTATTAAGATGAACAAAGTAGTTATAAACAATAACAAAATACCACAACAAAGTCTATCAGTTATAGAAGAGTTATTCAAAAGTGGTGTCAGAATATGGAATTACAAACAAGATATGAAATTCAAAGACTTTACGGTGAAAAATTATGATAACTAATTATTATAAATTAGATAAATTATTAAGTTATAATTCTATGTTAAATATGGTTATAGGAGCACGTGGTGTAGGTAAAACATTTGCTGTAAAAAAATATATGCTTGAACAAGCAATTTATAAAGGTAGTAAAAGTATATATTTAAGACGTAGAGATAGTGAATTATTAGGAATTGATAAAGAAAAATTCTTCCCTACTGAAATTTTAAGACAAGTATTTAAAAACTTTGAAGAAATAGAAACAAAAAACAGTAGGGCAGAAACTTCAATACGATTTATGGGTAATAATATTGAAAATGAATTAAAAATAAACTCAAAAAGAATTATATTAAATGATAAAGTTATAATTTACTTGAAATCTTTATCAACATCAATTAAATTAAAAGGAAGTGAATATGATGAAGTAGACACAGTTTTATTTGATGAATTTCTGATTGATGAAATGGACAGAAATTTACGTTATTTACCTAACGAAGTTGACCTACTTTTTCAATTTATGAGTTCAGTTTTTAGAAAAAGAGATAAAGTAAAAGTATTTATGCTTGCAAATGCTACAAATACCAACAATCCATATTTTGCATATTTTCGATTTGACTATAACGACAAGAATACAAAAGAATATAATTATCTGAAAAAATACGGAGTTGTTATTCATATAGCACCCAACAAACCGATTGACTTATCACGTGAAAGTTTAGACGATAATCCCTTGTTAAAAATTATGCAAGATAGCCAAATTTTTAAAAGTAACGTTGAAAATGAATTCACAATAAATAATTATTCAAACGTTAAAAAGATAAAAAATGGTAAATTAAAATTGTATCAAATAGATTGTGGAAATAACAATATTTACAGTATATTCCAAACTGGAGATATGATTTATTTTGATAATGGATATGAAAAGAATTTGAATAATATTACATTTGATAAGAATTTGATTAGTGATAAATCAACATATTTATCACGTAGTCACTTTATAAGTAAAATGTTAAGAGATAAATTTTATTTAAATGATATCATTTATTCAAGTTTTGAGGTAAAATATAATGTAATGGAACAATTAAACAATATTATTTGAGGAAGTAAAAATGTATGATAGATAAAATTATAAATATAAATAATATAGTTTACGCTATATTTGGTGTCAGTTTATTCAAAGCTATTAAATATTTAATAGATAAAATTAAAAAAGTAATTCATAATCAAGAATTGCAAGAACAATGCAACAAAATCATCATTGGCGAATTAGTCGATACAAGAATTGATAAAGCACTAGAACGTGGATACACTTATAATGATGAATTAAAAGCTATAAATGTATTATATACTTGTTATAAAGATTTAAATGGAAATGGTCACGTTCAACAAATTTATGAAAAATATATATTATTGGAGGTAAAATAATGGCAAAAATAGGTGTAGACGTATCAAAATATAACGGAAAAATTAATTGGGAACAAGCCAAAAAAAGTGGTGTCCAATTTGCAATATTAAGACTTGGAAGTGGATACAACGGAGGATATATTGATAAAACATTTGATTATAATTATAGAGAATGTAAAAGAGTAGGAATTCCTGTTGGTTGCTATATTGCAAGTTATTTAAATATTGATACTGAAATAGAGTTAACAAAACAAGCTATAAGAAATAAACAATTTGAATATCCTATTTATTTTGATATTGAAGATTTTAGTATAAAAGGTAAAAACCTAACAAAATCACAAATTACATTTTATACAACAAAATATCTAAAAGAAATTGAAAAATTAGGCTGTTATGTAGGAATATATACAAATAGAGCATTTTTAAATAGAAATTTTAATTATAACGATATTAAAAATTACGATATTTGGATAGCACATTGGTCAAGATATGTAAATTATAAAGGAGTTTATCCTATGCACCAATTTACAAATTCTATGAAGTGGACAGGAATACCGTCAACTTCTGAAGGTGGTGTAGATACAAGTTATTGTTATATTGATTATCCAAATATAATAAAAATGAATGGACTTAATGGATTTAAAAAAGATATAAAAAAAGAGGTTAAAAAAATGGAAATTACAAAAGAAATTAAAGACCAATTAAAAAATACAGTTGTTACTTTTACTGATAAAAATTTAGATAAGGCATTAAAAATAGCAGAAATTCACAAAGCGTTATTAGTACCTTGTAAATTCAACTTGGATTTTGGAAGAATGATAAAAAGTGGAGATACTATAATAGCTATAGGTGAAGAAAAATTGGGTAAAATTAAAGGTAAAAATTATGGTTTGACAAACTATTCAACATACCATATTAAAGATAGCGACAATATAGATGATTTTATTAAAGATAGATATAAATTTTTAGTAAAGAAATAAAAATATGAGGGAATATTTGTTCCCTCATTCTTTTATTGAAAATGTTGTATTGTAAATTAATACTCCACCTTTTATTTGTTTACTTGCTTTTTTACCGTCAAAACTTGCACCAAGTTTGAAATTATCAAATGTAACTTGTTTTTTTATTTCTTCCGTCATTCCTGCTCCACGAACAGATAATGTTCCGTCAATCAATTCTTCAATGTAGAGTTTTGCTCTTAAATATTTTCCACGTATTGCTTGTTCTTCAATCTTCCAATCACCAAATCTATATTCATCAATATTTAGTTTTATTTTTTGTCCCTCATCTAATAAATGCAGACTATCAGTATCACTATATAAAAAATGATTATAATTATCTTGAGCGTTGTTTATAATCTCCCAACGACCAATGCTTGTTACAAACATAGCAAGTGGAACGTATACTCCGTTTGTTTCTGATAATTCCAAATCAGTTTTAAATTTTAAAACATCATCATCAAAAAATACTTCTTTTTCTTGTATCAATTTTTTAGTACCAAATTTTCCGTATAAACTATTCAATTTTAATTTTGCGTCTTGTGTCATTACAGCATTACCTATTTTTTTACCCTCAATCTTTTTTTCTTTATAATGATTAATATATGTGTCAAACATACCTTTTTTAGCTGAAAATTCATATTTTATAACCTTTGAATTTGGCATAATTCTGAAATCATATTGTCTTTTTATCAAATCCAAATCATAATTAGTTAGTGATATGTTAAAATAAAAACCACCACTTGTAGTTAGATAATCTCTTTGTGTCTTATTTAACATAAACAAATTGTCTTTATTTGCTAAAATCAAATCTTTAAAATATTGATTATCTTTAAAATATTCTTTATTTGCAACTTTAATTTGAATAGAGGGTAAATGATTATCTTTTATATCAAAAGCTATATTTAAATTATAAATATAACAACACCCTTCAAATTCTTTAAATATAATTTCTTCCTTTTCTTTAGTGTAGTCGTATTCAAGTTTTCGAGGGTATCCACAAGGTAAAGCATAATTTAACATAATTGCTGGATACATAGAGTTTTTATCAAAAACCTTTATATCACCCTTGATTTCTTTATTTTGGAAAACTGGATTTGCATAAGTCCAACCACCCCTATACCCCATACGCATAATTTCGTCATTTTTTAAAACTGGAAATAACCACCTAAAATTATCAAATCCGATTATCTCTTTATATGTTGCAAGTGCTTGACTACTTGCAGTAAATTTTTCAAAATGTTGTTCAAAAATCATCTTATTCAAAGCTTTAGCTAAAATTTCAACATCACGAATTACATAATCAACATAACCTTTTTGATAACAAATATCCAAAGGAATTTTTTCTTCCGTCAAAGGTGTAACACCTTTTTCTACTGTTTTCAACATATCTTTACCAATTTGTTTTATTGAAAAATTTAATATTTTCAAACTATCTCTTATTACTATAGTATAATCTTTATAATTATATTCTATTGAATACCATTGCCCCATGTCATTAATAAATGTTGAAAATTCTTGTCCAATTGAATTAAAATAGTTTAAAATATAACTTCCGTCAAACTTTAAATTGTGAAAATATATAATAACATCATTATTATCTTGTTGTTCAATCTGATTATGTACTTGTTCAAAAAATTCCTCCGTACTTGTTGAAATTCTGTATTCTTCCATATCGTAACATTTTCTTATATCTACAAAACAATTTAACCAAGTAACAAGTTTTTTATTATTAATATCTCTATCAAGATTTTTTTCAAAAATTGTTGTAGTTTCAAAATCTGCTGCTAATAAATAAAATTCTGAATTATTTCTTTTTTTACTTTTTCTTGATGTTACTGTTGAGAATTTGCTCATTACTTCCTATCTCCAAAAATTTTATCAGTTTTAGTAAAATCTGATAACTCTTTATCTATATCTACAAGTCTATTATTGGCAACCGTTAAAACTTCCTCTTTTTCGTTAGCGTGTGTTACTAACATATTTAATGTTTTTGGTGAGTCTTTGACAAGTTCATCATAATTAATTTTATTCTCTTTAGTAGAGTAATAAAATTTCAAAAACTGTTCAGGTTTTAAAGAATTAAGTTTTTTAACTAGTTTATTATATTGTTTTTTCTCTTCATCACTTGTGCGTTTATTATGCTTAATTACATATGTTAAATTCTCAAAAATTTTAGCTTGAAATCTTTTCGCAGTTTCTAACTCTTCTAAGTGAATATCACGATTTGAATTATATTTCATTATAATATAATTTTTAGCTTTATTTATAGATACATTTTCTTCAACTGTTGATGTTATTCCACGAACACGTTTTTTATAATCTCTGTATCTTTGAGCGTTTTCTTCATAAGTTGAAGAGCGTATCAAACCGTCTTTACTATCAAGTGAATAAGGTACATCGTGCATAACTGATAATTTACCATAGCTTTTTATCTCATTATATAAACTTGTTAACTCTTTATCGTTAAGATTAGAAAAACTTGAAGTATTAGACAATCTATAAAGTTTGTTAACTTCGTGTTTATTTGCTCCACCACTTAAAAGATTTCGTCTTTGAGTAGTCAGAGAGGCAATCATTGCCCCTCTTGATTTTTTCTTGCTTTTCATTAATATCTACCAAATGGTCTATCTTGTTCTTGCTTTTCTTGTTTTTCTTCTTTTCGTGGATTTGGTAAAAAAGTGAAGTTATTTACTAATACATCAGTTGTATATACTTTATCACCTTTTTTGTTTTCATAACTTCCAGTATTAATACTACCAGTAATTCCGATTATATCTCCCTTTTTAATAAATTTTGCTAAGTTTTCAGCCGTTTTGTTAAAAGCGACACAAGAAATAAAATCAGTTTTATCTCCATATCCATTTACGGCTAACGTAAAATTAGCAACTACTGTTTTTTCGTTTGCTGTTCTGATATCAATATCCTTTACAAATCTACCTATTAATTGTACACTATTCATTATTTATCCTCCATTGTTTTTTTAATTTAAATATGTTATAATAGTTATAGAACAAATTGACGTTTTTAATCTATAAATTGTACAAGATTATACATTAACTTGTAGTATGATTTATATAAGCGACTTAATCTATCGCATTTTAAAAAGCTTTTTGTTCATCATATAGCTAATTATTTTTATAATTAGCTATTTTTTTTATTATCTTTTCTTCCGTTCTCAAATATTTGATACTATCCCATAACTTGTAATATTCTTCATAGTCGTTAAAGTTACAATTTTTTAAAAATAATTTAACCTTAAAAGATAATACACCGTTGAATTTTTTTAGGAAATATACTATAAATTGTTCTTCAAAGTGCTTTAAATTATTATTGTTTACCATTGCTCTAACTTTAACACTATAAAATTTTATCTTTTCATTACAGTATTTATCAATATATTCTAATATTAAAACTATACATCGTGTGTAGTCCTTTTTATCCATAATAATCTGCCCTGTTGTCCAAGTTTATTAATATATTGTCTTGTTGATATTCCCGAACAACTTGAAAATGGATAATAAATGTTGCCAAACTTATCAAGACCATAGACTAGTTTATTATCATCAAATACATAAGATACTAAGTTATCAGAATTTTCATTTTTGATATCGTCTAAATCAAGTTCTTTTATTTCTTGTTTGGTAATTATTTTATATTCCTTTGACACCTTTTTACCTCCCCTCATCTTTTATACTTATATTATACATCAAAGTTTTTAAATTGTCAAGTCTTTTTTATAAAAATTTTGATGAAATAACAAGTAAATTTATTAACAATAATAATTTAATAAAATTGTTTATAATTATCAACAATCTATTTATAGTATTATAATTATCTCTTTTTATTTTTACCTTTTTTATTTTTTCTTGGCGTGGTCTTTGAATACCACACCAAACATTATCTTTAAAATCATTTTTATTATTCATCTTTTAATACCTCTTTTAATAACCTATCCATATCAAATATTTTAACTTTAAATCTTAACAAATCATCTTTATTTATATTTTTATCAGTTTTAAACATCATAAAATCACTATCTACAATTTCTATAATTTTTACTTTGTAATATCTTCTAATTTGTAAAAAGCTATGAAAACTAGAAATATAATAATTTTTTCTCAATTTTATCACCAAATTCTTATAATTTTTGTATAAAATCATCAATCATATCGTAAAATTCAAATAATTTTAAAGTAGGACAACATTCTAAGTAATGTCTGTAACCCTTTGACTTAATACTATCTATTTCTTGTGCATCATCACCCAATACATTAAATAAATGATTTTTTCTAATAATTTCATAACCAAATCTTACACAAGTTTGATAATTTGTATTAAAGTAATTATACATATCATTTTCAAATTTGATTATAACCTCTTCAAAAAATTTTCTGTTTAAAATAGTGCTAATTTCTTCACTGTCCTCACCCTCTTCAAACGATTTTATTCTAATTTCTTCGTAACATTCTGCTATCTTATTTTTAACTACTGTTACCATTCTATTATTTAAATTATTAATCATTCCTTGTACCTCTTTTCTTTATTGTAACTATATTATATCATCTTTTAATTAACTTGTCAACACTTTTTTATAATTTTATTTATGTATTGACAAGCCGATTAAATTTAATCACATACTATGTTTTTGAATTCTTCCAACTTTTCAATTACATTTACTATATTATCTTTATCATCATAAATACTAATATTTTCATAACCATTAGATAAACATATATCACCAGTACCATCATTATAAAAGTAGTTATATTCAGAATTAGTATCTATATATTTAATCAATTCAACTTTAACAACTGATAAGAAATCATCCCACATAAAATCTGGACAATCATATTTATCATAATCAATACCATATATAGATAAATATTCTTTATATTCATCAACTTCTATATCACTCCATTCGTCTGCGTTTTCTACCTTTTTAATAAATTCTAATACTGTCATTTTTAATACCTCTTTTCTTTTACTGTAACTATATTATATCATCTTTTAATTAGCTTGTCAACACTTTTTTATATTTTTTATTTATTGTGTGTCAACCATTCCTTTACTATATCTAT